ATATTTCCTCTGTAGAATATGAAGTCAGGCTGCGCACTTGGACTTGCTGTTCTTAAACGAAATGGGGTAATCACCGTAATTGTCTTGAACCCATATTGTTTGTCTTCCTGGCGCTGCAGCGAATTGTCGCCGGTCGGGTAGATCGTGCCGAGGATCGGCTGCGAGGCGCCGGCAGTGACTTGGCTGCGGCCAAACTGGGTGATCGTCTCGGGGCGCTGCTGCACCTGAAAGGTGTCGGAGAACTCGGCACAGACCGGGATGTTCGAGACATCGAGGGTTGCCATATCCGTTCCTTTGTCCGATTACGCCCCGCCGGCGGCGGCAGCCGCATAACTGACGTTGACGGTGGCGCTGAGCGTCCAGGTCGGCGCCGCCGTCGCCGCCACGGTCTGCAGGGTCAGGCCTGGAGCCAGATCGAGCCCGTACAGCATCAGCGCCTGGATCAGTGGCTGAAACGGGATCACCGCGGCCTGGTTGGCGGCATTCAGATCGATCACGCACGACCAGAATACTGTCGCGTAATCGGCGCTGACCAATTGTATCGTCGTCACCGAGCGCGCCGGCGCTTGCCCTGAGAGCACGATGTCGACGCCGTTGACGACACCGGCATTGCCGGCCGGGACGATCGCCGTCTCGGTCGTCCCGATTGCCGTGACAGTCTGTGTTACATCAAACGTCGCATTGGGCTGCGAGGGTTTCTTGAACCACATCGCGCCGCCGGCAACGCCGACCAATTCCCAATCCTCGGCTCCGAGGCTGGCGATCGCGGTCGTATCAGCCGCCGACAGGACATCGCCGACATAGTATTCCTGGTATTGCCAGCCCATGATTACTCCTCGCGAAGGACATACGTGATGCTCGCCAGGAGCTGGCCCGTATCGATCAACGGAGTTACATCGGCCGCGGTCTCTGCCTGGCGGCGATAGCGCGATCCCGCGGTGCGCTGCCGGCGGCGCGCCACCGTGGCCGGTTGCAAGGGCGGCGGGATGCCGGCCTGGATGCGCAACCGCACCGCGTTGACCGCGGCAAGCCCGGCCTTTGTCAGACCCGCGTCGATGCCGCCTTCCTCACCCGCCAATGCCGCGCGCGCCGCCTCGCCGAGATACTGCTGGATTTCCGGCAGTGCGCTTTCGACGCCGGGGACCAGAAACGGCCGCGCCGGGATGTTGCGCGCCGGCGAGCCAAATTCGTGGATATACCCGAGCGAGGCATTGCCGATCGGCTCGCCGCGCCGTGGATCGCGCTCCTGCGGGATACCGACCAAAAGGCGTTTGCGCGACAGCCGCCGGATCGCGGCGGCGATGTCGCCGGGGGTTGCCATCGGCTAAAACGAAAATGCCGGCCGCGTGGGGCCGGCACTCCGAGGGAGAACTGCGATGCTGGTACATCGCAAGCTCCGACTGCGGATCGTATTGATCTTACGGATAACCGTCAAGATCGTGCGATAGCGGCCGGGGGAGGTCAATCGCAAGGTTGGCCTCCTCCCTCGGGGTCACCAATCCCAGTAGAGATACGGCACCGGGCCGTACCACGGCATCGCACCCGGCGGTGCGGGCTCGGGCGGCCCGAACTGGTATGGCCCGAGCCCGAACGCCAGGGCCAATTGATAGTATTGCTGGCCATAGATCGTGTCGTTGTAGGGGCCGGCGCCCTCGACCTTGGTCAGGCTCGTGTCGTAGCCGACGCTGACCGGCCCAACCGATTTGTTGGCGACGATGCCGTCGAGCCCGTTGCCGCCCTTGGCGGTCAGGCTGTTTGGCCCGAGCTTCCACATCTCGTGGGCCGCCCATAGCCCCTGGCCAAAGGCCTGCATGCAGCCCCAGCCGCAATTGACCATGCAGCCGCCCATGTCGAGCCACATCTGGACCGTCGTGTCGGAGTAGGTGGCGCTGTCGGCGAACGCCGGGAACAATGCGCGGTACTGCGCCGGGGTCAGCGGGTACGGGAAGGCGGTCGAGCCGTTGCCGTTGCTCATTCGGTGCCCCTCCACTGCGGCCAGAACGCCGCGTTGCCGAACTGGATGTCGGCAAGCCCGACACTGCCCGGCAGCGCGTCGCCGAGCGGACCCGCGTCACCGGCATTCCAGTTCTGCTCGAGCGCGCCGCCGGTGATGCCGCCATAGCCGACCGCCGCATCGCGTCCCAACCGATCGCCCACCGCCGGCTCCGGCGGCGCGCTGGCGTTGGGGTAGTCCTGCGGGTGCTCGAAATCGGGCGCCGGCAACGGCCCCGGCTCGGCGCCGATGTTCGACTGGTCGGCAATACCGCCAAACGACCGCGGCGCGTCCTGGCAATCCTCCTCGGTCTCGGGCGCGGCGTCGCCTTCACGGGATTTGCGCATTGCTGCTGCCACGGCTTGCTCCTGTGGATGTCCACGATTGACCATCTCGCGTATGTTTTGCGAGATCACCTCTTGCGATGATCCGGCTTTGAGCGGCATGGCTTAGCCGCTAAACCGGCGTGGCACCGCTGGCCGCGAGGTAGGGGTCCTCGGCGACACTCGCCGGCACCTCCTGCACACCGGCCGGGAAATGCATCTGCGTGTAATCCGGCAAGGTCAAGGTCACCGGCGTCGGGAAGTTCATCTTGACGGTGTCCTCGCCGTGTGCCGCAGCGTATTGCGCGCCGCTCTGTGGCCCTTGGACTGGCGTGCCCGGCGCCGGCAGGTGCGCCGTCTTGGCCTCGGCTTCGTCGCGCGCGGCACGCTCCTCGCGCTGCGCCCGGGCCGCCCGCTCGGCGTCGCTCTCCTCGTGGCGGCCGGCCTCGCCGGCCGGCGGCTGTCGCGTACCTGGTGTCTGCGCCATGCAACCTCCTTTGGGGGCGGTTAAGTAATTCTATAGTTTATCGAAGTACCCGAGACATTCTGGATAGATTATCTCAAGTACTCCGAGCTTCCCATAGTAGCTGGTCTTCTGATAGATGCCGTCGTACTGGATCGGGGTGCGCTGCAGCATCGTCATCGGGAAGCGGACCAATTCCTGGCGCTTGGTGTAGACCACCATGCGGTCGGTGGCGCCCGGTCCCGGCGTGCCGATCACCCCGCCGGCGCCGGCGCCATTGCACCACTTCGACGGCAATATCTGGAGACGCCCCTGACCGGAGCGCGACAGGATGTTGTTCTCCTCGACATAGCGCAATACCGAGGTGGTGCCCGCGGTGCTGACGAGCTCGGTGGCGATGTAGCCGTACTGCGCGGTCGGCAATAGCACGCGTTCCGGCACCACTGCCCAGGCGGCGTTCTGCCACACCGTGTTGAGCGCGTAGTTGAAGTCGGCGAGGACCTCGGCCGGGGTCTTGCCGGTGGTGCCCGACAACCAGCCGCTGCCGCCCGCCGCGCCATTTGGCAGGTTGGTGATGATGCCGACCCCGGGGAGACCGGCACTGGCGACCGGCGAGTTGACGAGGCCGGTGTCGCCGAGATCGCTGTCGCCGACGTACACCTGGGCATCGACCTCCATTTGATGGCGCATTTGCAGTCCGAGATATTTCTGCTGGTCGATCGGGCGGCCGAGCCGCAATGCGCTTTCCAGTTCGAACACGGTGTATTTGAGCTCGAGCGCCCACGGGTGCAGCGGCTTGGTGATCAGCCCCATGTCGACCCCGACGGTGGCGATCTCGGTAGTGTTCTTGCCGACCCAGGCCTTGCCGCCAGTGACCGCGTTGGTCAGTCCGAGACCGCCATTGCCGCCAAACGTCGTCAATGTCCAGCTGGTATAGTCGTCGCCGGGCACGACGTCGCTGCGCAATTGAATGTCACGGCCCCAACTGACGCTGGCGAGCGGCAGGTGGGTGGTCTGATCGAGGCGGCCCAATTCGCCGAGATAGAATGAGCCGGTCGAGTCGTAAAACGCCCCGTCATGCGAGCGGTACGGTTGATCGAAATATTTGCCAAAATGATTGTTGGCGGCGTCGAAGGTCGGGCGCTGCCCGAGACCGTCGTAGAGCGCCATCGCGTCGTGGGTGCGCCAGGCGCGTTCGGCCGCGCGGCCGATCGCATCGTACTCGGCGAATTGCTCGGGCCGCACGGTGCGCGGCGTGTGGATGCCGTCGAAGGGCATTGCCGTCTCCCTGCTCAGATGTTGAAGGCGAGTTCGCACAGCCCGTTGGGGTCCGGGCCACTGGCGAAGGTCGTCTTGCCGCTGGCGATGGCGATCGTCGAGCCGGCGGTGGCGGCGGCCTCAAAGCCGCCTTGGACATGCGGCGCGCTACGGCG